GGATAATATCCCTGCATATTCGACTCTTACCTCAACACTGACAATTTTCTTTTAAACTCTTTTTTGTCAATGCCTCGAAGACTATTTTTAGTTGCCATTTAATTTTCATGATGTACTTCATCATGTTGATCTTTATGTTTCGAGAAGCGCTCTATATTTCACAGAATTTTCACCATGTACTTCATGTTGTCTATTTCCATATCAAGCGTACTATATCTCTTTTCCAGTTGGCCCTGGAATTCCTTTTCAACCACCCCCCCCCCCACTATGATTAGGCCTAGCCAGCCTTTTGCCCCTTCGTCTTTGAATACTCGACTATAAATTGTATTTACCCAACCCTTGTTCTCCAATCCGGTTTCGATTTGTTCGAAATACGACTCTCGATTCGTTCGTTAGAGCACACTCTATTTTCCAATCCGGTTTCAATTTATTTGAAATACGACTTTCGATTCGTTCGTTAGAGCACGCTTTATTTTCCAATCCGGTTTCAATTTATTGAAATACGACTTTCGATTCGTTCGTTAGAGCTTAAATAAAGTCACAGTTTGGACGCCTGTGACCTAAACAATTTAATAATACGATCGCGTAAAAATCATAAAAAACGTGGTTTTACATAATTATAAAATTTGTTACGGCGAGCCACCAAATTTATTTGGGCGTAGGTTACTTGCTGTCCCTACGTTCAGGCCACATATCTTAAACCAACATCTGTTCTAAACGGTTCGAACTAACCTTTGGTAGATCCCTATTCTTAGAATTTACATACAACGTGTTACTTATCAAGCGAGCATCCCAAGAACTACCAGACGATATTACTGTCATGTACGTCTCTTGGCCTTTGTCTCGCCCCTGAACATTGGGTACCATCGTTCGTAGGACTCACCTTAGAAGGAGGTTCGGCACGGGACGCTTTATTTCTCTCATTATTGCAACAATATGTGAACCGGAGGATCCTACTGGTTTTTGGGAAACTAGTGGAGGCTTTTGTCCAATGCATTACCTATTATTATGTAAAAATAACACGCATCAAAAGCGATTTAAAATTTAAATTGTTAAGTCTAACCCCCCATTTTTAACCCACCATGACACAAAAATTGATTAAATCACAGCATGTTAAAACGGAATTCCCAAAGTTCCAAATCAATAGAAACTCTTACATTTATCTTATGATTATTATTGTTATATTACTGACAGATATTTTTGTTTTTGCTGAAGGATATGGCGCTCCTATTATATTAACCGTAAATGCTGATTATTATGATTATATGTACTCTTTTGAAAATTATACAATAGTAAATGAAACCATACCGTTACCTCATATCAGAGGTGAATTTTGCAATATGAACACAACCCAGAGTCTTTTTGATGCTGGCTTAACTTTTGCTGAAGTCAATACTATCTGCCAATATCCTGTCTATTATCAAATGAAAGGTCTTATGATGGTTATTTCAGTGATCATATTTTACGCAACAGGACTTTATTATTTGATAATCCTAGTGCGTTATAGTATTGATACTATCATTTTAAGACTTCGTAACAGACGAATTGACACTGCTGTGGGTGGTATCTTGGCTAATGTAGAGCCACATCTTCCTCCCGATAAAATGGCAGAGAGCAAGGCTTTTATTTGCGTTTGGGCATCGCACAAATTTCTTGGAGAACCCCCCTTTACAGATATACGTCTAATTTTCCATATCAAAGCTTATCATCAGAGCATGAGGCTCATCCGAACATTTCAACGTTCACAATTGAAACCATATGTTAATCCTTTACCACCTGTCGATTTAACTATCGAAGCTCAAGGCATAATTTGCAATAGAATAGATTCTAAATATCTTGATCTCATTTGTAATGTCATCATGTTTTATAGGTCTGTTCGTGCAGATAATTCCCCAACCAATTGGTTTTTTAATATTTTTAACTTCATCAGATTGTATTATGGATTTGATGAAATTGAAAACATAATGCGTACCATTTTGTTTGTGGATCAGGTGAAACCTCTACGTATCACAGACATGCCAGATGTTGAAGCTCAATCTCTACCATCCACTATTGCTGGCATGCGATCCTTTGTCGATACATGGAAATCGCTATCGGGTAGCGAATTAGCCCGGAAGTTTGAAAACGTTACACACGGTCTTATATCGTGTGGAGTTTTAAAACACTTGGGTTTAACATTTTCTGAGGAGGGTTATAGGTCCCTATTTGGTAGGGGCGTTCCTAAGATGTCTTCCTTAACTGTAACAAACCTCGCTTACCAAGTAACCGAGTTTGCTGTTACTATGGTCGAAACGGGTTACGAATGTTTTACCGATCGTAATTTGCAACCCCTTTTGATCAAGGATAGAAAAGTTCGTCAGTGGGCTCAATCATATACCAACATACTGGAAGTTATTAACCGATTACCCCACGATGCATCATTGAGTGCAGCCGATACTATTCAAGACATTAGACTAATCCTAGCTCAGGGTGCTGAGCTTCTTGCCTATGAAAAAGCTGTTGTTCCCATGTGGCGAGATCTCACCAAGAAGTATGAGACTCTTCAGAAGGAGTATGGGATTCCTGCTATTCGTAAGCCACCATTTGCTGTTCTTATACATGGCAATCCAGGTATTGGTAAAAGCTCAGTTGTTACCTTTATTATCACCATTTACGCCAAACTCATGAAACAGCTTGGTTATTATCCCAATATCGAATATGATCCTCAAACCAGTGTTTACACCCTTAATAGCAGTGAAGAATTTATGAGTGGGTATAAGGGTGCTAGTCAGTGGGCTATAGTTATGGATGATATGGCTAAAGAACATCCCAGCCATGTAGCCAAAGGGTTGACAAATCACTGTAATGATGTTATTGAGATTATCAATTCAATTGGTACTGTATCCAAACAGGCGCATTTGGAGGATAAAGGTAAAATTCCCATCTGTCCCAAATTGGTGGTTGCCACCACCAATATCAAAGACCTGAGCGCCCACCATGCAATGGCTGAACCATCAGCTGTTTTACGACGTTTTCAACTTCGTATTGGGCCCTCGGTTAAAGCACAATATTTCGATCACAAAACTGGGATTATGAAGAAACTTACCACTGTTGTTCATGATGGTTGGGATTACATTGTTGAGCAGCCTCGTCTGTTTGTTGATAATGGCGTGGCTAGGGTTGTCTATGACGTGTATTGTCCAGACTCCAAGACTTTTGTCCCCCCTGAGCTTATTACTGAGAACACTCGTTGCCAATGCACCGCAGCTGAGATGAGTCAAATCGTCTCGCAGAAGATGATTGCCCACGAGGAAAATGCCACAGTGATGTTTGAATCCACCAAGGATTTGGTGGATTCCCATATGTGTGAACACAACGTTCTCTCCATTTTTGATTGCCCCGAGTGTGTTAACAACGACAACGTTACTGTCAACTCTGTGGATGAAGAGGAAGTGGAGGCACAATCTCTTGCTAGCTTTACTGGCTTCAGTTGGTTGCAACGCAAGTTGATTCAACACTTTGACACTCCTGTTAATAGAGTAAGATTGCAGAACAGTTGTGTTGGTTTGTATAGAATCTTGCCTAATCCTCTTCAGAATAAGCTCATCACACATTTGTTTGTACATCATCCTGAGCTTTTGGCTGGTTTGGCTATCCTTAACTCCCGTTATCGTATCCCTCCAGTCATATCAGAGGCGCAGGTTGCTATCAAGCTTATAGCCGGAGCAGCTGGCATTTATGCCATATATTCCGCGATTGGAGCTATGTTTCCACTTGCACAAAAAGTGGAAGCACGGGATGATGGGTGGTGTACTGGCAAAGTGGAGGCACAGAATGATATTTGGAGTACTGATGAAGTAGATCAGGATTTCTTTCGTGTGCCACAGTGTGCTAACCCAAACAACGATATTAATATAGTTAATACTGTTCGTCGTTCCATGATTAGAATATCAGTCGATGCGGATGGCAGGAGGTCTTCTGCATGTGCTATTGGTTTGGGACCTAGTACATACGTTACTGTTCAACACGTGTTTCCTCCTTCCGGAAAATATAGATGCATAGTTGATTATGGTGAGTCACATGCTAATGTATCTTCCACACAAACATTCACTATGACTGAGTCCAACATATCACGTTTGCCTAATGATCTTGTCATCTTTAAAACCACTAATATACGACCCCGTAGACATCTTTACAAGTTTCTGCCAGAAGAGAGGGATAGTGTTGGTAGGATTTGTAAGATTGTAACGATGTTACCTGGAGGCACTTTTGAAATCGGTGAAGTCATTACGAATGGAATACGCAAGTTATCATATGATAGTCGCTACGAAACCATATCTGGCGAATTTCTTGATGGTGTTCGCGATGACAGAAAGCCTATGTTGGGTGATTGCGGATCCGTCATTATTTCGCGTAGTAGCAAGGGCTTCTTCATCTCCGGCATGCAGTGCGCTGGAGCTAAGGCTCAGGATCCCTCACACCGTATCATTTGCACGCAGTTAAGTCAGGATTCACTTCCTGCCACTGATATTACCTCGCCTATGGCTTTAGCTGGAGAGGCTGCTGTCGTTACTTACGGTGTAAATCAATTTACGGGACCCTTGCTGCAACCACATTACAAAGGTATCCACTGTTGGGTTAAACCAGGATCACAAGCCATTATTCTTGGTTCATTTGCCAAACGTTCTTCTAGTTCTTCTCACACTCGCGAGTCTATAATCTGTAAAGAGTTCTGTGAACTATTTGGTTATGACAATCCTTTGTGTCCTCCACTTATGGCGCCAATATGTGAGAATGGAGAGTGGAGAAATCCTTACACCATAGCTGCCAATGATGTTGGCCAGATAACACCCCACTATGATGATGCCACAGTATTTAGAGCTGTCTCCGCTTATGTGAGAGATACTACCTCTAGCCTAGAGTGGTTAGATGAAAGTGGTTCAGTAAGTGTGTGCGTTGCCATTAATGGTGTTCATGGTGATTCTTACCTGAAATCCCTTCCTATGAGTACCTCAGGAGGATTTGGATTTCCAGGTGTCAAGCGACAATATTTCCATTACACAGGAGAGTTTTACGAACCAGATGATATGCTTTCCTTGGATATTGCTCGAATAGAGGAAGCATATGCTATGGATGAACGTGCTCATGTTGTTTTCCAAGGTGCTTTGAAAGATGAGCCAGTTAAGCACAAGAAATACGTATCTGGCGCAACTCGGGTTTTTACGGCGAGCTCTGTGGCATTTTCAATAGTAGTCCGCAAGCACTTTTTGTTGTTAACTAAGTGCGTGCGTAAGAACAATTTCCTCACAGAATGCGCCGTAGGTATGAATTGTTACTCTCAACAGTGGGATGACTTATATCATTACTTAGTGGCCCATGGAGTAGACAATATAGGAGCAGGTGACCATAAAGCGTTTGATAAGAACATGCCACCATGTATTATTAGAGGAGCTTTCCAGATTTTGATTAATTATCGAATCATGAAGGGTAACCTCACTGCTTTGCAACATCGCATTATGGTAGGAATTGCGACTGATATTTCATATCCTATAGTTAACATGAATGGCGATTTGTTCCAGTTTTTTGGATCAAATCCGTCTGGTCAACCTTTAACACTGTTGATCAATTCACTGGCTAACAGTTTGTACATGCGGATAGCGTATCATGATATCGTGGGAGACTACGAGTCTTTTAAGATGAACGTTAACCTCATGACAATGGGAGATGACAATATCTTTGGTAGTGGCAAACCAGAATTCAATCACACTAGTGTGGCTGAGGCCATGCGCCTTAGAGGCCTGACTTACACTATGGCCGACAAGGATAGGGAGTCAGTACCATTTATCAACATCAAGGAAGCAGATTTCTTGAAACGCACCTTTAGGAGGAATGAGGTGCGCTACGTTGCTCCCATTAATCCCGATAGCATATATAAGAGCTTATGTATGATTGTTGAAAAGCAAACAATATCGGAAGAGCAGGTGATAGCTCAATCATATCTGGCTGCTAGAATGGAAGCTAGTCTTCACGGTCGAACATTTTTCACAGATTTTACACGGAAAATGGATATGATATTCACCAACCATCCCAACATAACTCGTTTTTTCATTCAAAAACACCACCTGAGTTATGAATTCACCTTAGAATGGACACTAGGTGAATCAACAGAAGAAGACTCGTCAGAGGGGAGCTTGGCGCATACGGTTCAAGTAACCCCTCACAGATCTTCTGTCCAACCTCACTCCGAGTAGGTCACTCGGAGGCGTTGTGAGTTCGCAAAACTCATATGTGGACTATGTAGTCAATTTTCCACATTATGTATCATACTACCGGGCTTTCGCGTCCTTATATTTAGAAACTATGGATTCTATTAAAAACAAACAAAAACACACTCTAATGTTTGAGCTTGAAGCTCAATCATCTACAACCGAAGTGCATGCTAGTTCTGCTATGCATGATACTATGGTCCACAACAAGAATGGATCTCGGGTTTTAGCAGTTGACGATGGCGTATCAGCAGAAGCTGACATTTCTAAATTTTTAAGTCGCAAGGTTCAGATTGAAAAACATATCTGGACTGTAGGGGCTAATGTAGCCATAACTCTTAACCCATGGTTTCTATTTCTCCATAACACTGCAGTGTCGAATAAACTGCAAAATTACAATCTCATTAAAGGCGATCTCAAACTTACATTTTATATTAACGGTACTCCATTTCACGCAGGAATGCTATTAGCAAGTTATCGCTATCTCAATGGTGGGAGAGAATATTTTACTTCTGGGGGTGACACCCATATAGTAACTCGTTCTCAGCGACCACATGTATATTTGAACCCTAGCACTTGCAAGGGCGGAACTATTTGTGTTCCATTCTTTATGCCTCAAAATTACATGTCTTTAACATCACCAGTTGTTGATTCATATCATATAGGATTGATTAATATTGATAGTTTTGCTCCCCTAGTACAAATTAATTCTGGAGTCGATGCAGTCACCATAACCGTATTTGCTGAGTTGGTTAATGTTCAATTAACTGGTCCCACTATGGCACCAGTGGCTCTTTCTGGAATTGATTATGCCGATTTTAGCGCCTTTTCTATCGAAGCCCAAGCTGATGAATATACTACTGATGGCGTTATTTCAGGTCCTGCTTCTACAGTGGCCAATATAGCTGGTAAGTTGACATCAGTGCCTGGGATTGGTCCGTTAGCATTAGCTACTCAAATGGGAGCTCAATCGGTGGCAGGTTTTGCTAGATTTTTTGGTTACTCACGACCTATTACTCTGGAAGATACTAAGCCAGTGCGTAATATGCCTGTTCATAATCTCGCGCTAACTGAGGGAGGAGATACTTCACAGAAATTGACCGTAACTGGTAAACAAGAAATTAGTATTGACCCCTCTACTGTGAACTTACCACCTATTGATGAACTTTCTCTCGATTTTCTTACACGTAAAGAAACTTATCTCACATCATTCTCGTGGGACTTTAACGATACAGTAGATACAACATTATTTGCGTGTGATGTCGATCCCATGGCCTCACGTATTCTTACCGTTTCTGGGGGACATCTCATTATACCAACTGCTCTTTCTTTTGCATCTCGACCCTTTGATGCTTGGAGCGGTACTCTCACCTATCGATTCCAAGTTGTAGCATCCCAGTATCACAGAGGCAGACTGGCCATCATTTATGATCCTTTTGGCCCCGTTGTTGGTGATCCATTTAATACAACTTATAACACTATTATCGATTTAGCAGATGGCAGGGATTTTACTGTATCTTTTAAGTGGCAACAAGATTCTGGTTATCTCATCTGTGATAATGATCCTACAAGAACCTTTTTCACTCAGACCATTCCTCAAACTAGATCTTGCGATAGAGTACATTCTAATGGAGTATTTTATGTACGAGTTGTCAATGAATTGGTTGTTCCTGATGCTGCTACTGGTGTTAAAATATTGGTCTCCATATCTGCTGGTGATGATTTTGAACTTATAAACCCTACTGGTCAAGGAATGGCTGTATCGCCTTTCGCACCTGTGGCTCAGTCTTCGGAAACCACAGTATCTTTCAGTATGTTTGAGCTTGAAGCTCAATCAGCAACTGAAATTGTGCCAGTAATGGAAAATGCACCTGAGGGCGAGATTAATCGTATTGACTTAATGTCAGGAGTTCAAATTCATGAAGAACAAAAACCTTTTGTATTTTATGGCGAGAAAATTTCATCTATCAGACAACTACTCAAGAGATATTGCCATTATCGCACAGTTTTTTCCGATATCGAATCAGGAGGAGTTTATAATGCCAATTTAGCCACATTTCAATTTCTCTTCAAAGCTATGCCTGGTGAACTTGGCTATGATACCAGTGGAGCAGATGTAACAAATGCAGCCACCCCATATTGGTATGCTAGTCCCACTTTCATCAACTATTTTAAGGGAGCTTATGCTGGATGGAAAGGTTCCATTAGGTGGAAGTTTTTGCCTAATTCAAATAATATAGCTTCTATGTCAGTTCATCGAGTTGAAAGTAATGCTAATAGGGAAGCCCTTTCCGATGGCAGGGCTGTCATATCCCAAACCACTGCTCCTGGAAGTTCATACTCAAGATATGCTTATAGAGGAGTCCTCAAAACAAGTGGATCTGTTGCTGGTACAGCAATTACTATGAACAGAACTATGGATTCCCTTGAAGCTGAAATCCCTTATGCTCTACCCATACGATTCTCTGAGGTACAGGGTGAGTATCTACCTGCAGGTACCAACACTCTTGAAAAATCCTATCCTGGAGGAAACGCATTTCATCTAACGCTCAATACAAATACTGGAGGCGCATATGTTACGTTTGATACATATGTAGCAGGCGGCGAGGATTTTACTTTCTTTGGTTTCGTTGGAGCTCCACCTGTGTATTTTTACCCTACTCCAACCTCAGGATAAATAATAGTATACTATTCCCAAGTAGAGGGTCAACTACTTAAGCACTCAGTGAAGAGTGTGCTCATGATACCATGTACGGAGGCGGCATGGGCCCAAACAGGGCGAGCAAACCACAAATAAATAAAGTTATGATTTTTTATATCCACATTTATTTGTGGGTGGAATTTTTGTCACAACTTTAATTATATTGTGGTCAGACAGGC